TAAGTGCGCCGCCATATATAGCATACGATAGCGCATTAATGATCGTGCTCTTACCTACTCCGTTGCGCTGATCATGCCCGCCTAAGTCTAGGTTCTCACCAAGAACTAGCACCAACGTCTTATCCTCGAAGTTGATGCTTTGAGTGACGTTGCCGACGCTCATAAAGTTCTTCATTGTAATGTTTTTAATTGTTATCATAAGTCGTTATACATGCTTGCTAGTTTGCTTTTGTCGTATGATTCTGAATCGATATTGTTGATGCTGTCTATAACAATTTGATCTACTGTCTCAAATTTGATCTCACCGGGCTTAACGTCAATGTCTTCTGTTTCCCTACGCGGAATTAAGCGTAGCTCGCGTATCTTATAGTTCTCTGTAAACGTTTCACGCAGGAAGTTTGCTTCCTCGTAAGATATGTCAACGTCTAGCGTTACCTTAGCATACGTGTTCTCGTTTAGGAATGCATCAGGGTCTTCTAGCAAGTCACTAAGGTCTAGTGTAATGTAGCGAGGACCGTCTTCCCAATCCACGTATTCGGGTTCGCCATCCCACTCCAAGAACATCGCGCCGCGTTCGAAGTCCCACACATCAGCGTAGTTATGCCCAAACGGATTGCCGACATAGTGAACTTTGCCCTGCTTCTGTCTCTTATGGAAATGTCCGCTAAAGACCAAATCCTGATGCTTGAATCTGTCTGCTTTAAGTCCACCGTGGTCGGGCATTTCTACCATTGCGTTCATCTTAAAGCTAGGTAGTTCGAAGTGTCCAAACATATATTTTGCTTTAATCTTGTCTATCTTCTTCCACTCTTCACCGATAAGCCACGGCACAATAGCGACGTCACCTATCTCCATTATGCGGTCGACCATTACAATGTTTTGGAAACGATCTGCCATCGGAATAGAATTAATCTCGCGCTTCTCTTTATAGTAGAGGTCGTGATTGCCTGTAATAAAATATACAGTCTCGAACGCATCATTTAAGAAACCTAAGTTAGATAGCGTGTAATTTAGTGTTGAAACATTTACGGAAGCACGGTGGTGATGCCAGTCGCCAAGGAATATACAAGTATCGCAATCACGCTCTTTGGCTTGTGCGATGAACCACTTAACAAAGTTTTCGCAGTCATCGTTGTGCTGTCTGCTATTATGCTTCAGCCCAAAATGTATGTCCGTAAAGACAGCAACTCTCTTAAAGAGCGGCTCCTGTTCTTTTGGCATTATATCTTACCTTTCTCTTCAAGCCACGTCATATACTGTTCGTACATATATTCACGCTGACCATCATTCAACTCAAGTTCCTTAATCATCGCTTCATCTGTTTCATAGAAGTAGCGACTCTCCCAGCAGAAGTTTTTCTCTCGAATCTCTGCTTGAGATATTAAATGCATCTGGTGCATTGCAAGCGCCTTCCAATCCACTGTGCCTGCAAGCTTATGCTTAAAGTCTTCTTCTTCAGTCACTATCTTTAGCTTCTTCTCGCATCTTACGAATCTGTTCTTCAAATTCAATCTGCTTCGAGTAGCTTGGCGTTAGTCCTTTATCAATAAGAATTTCATCTCTAATGTTTTGATTCTTTTTCTCTGTGTTCAAAACTCTTGTAAAGCTGTGCGTTAATGCCTGCGTATAGTATGCGAACGGGTTGTTACTTTTAGCTTCGTTAAACTGTAGTCCCATCGAAGATAGCTGTAACAAGCTTTGTCCTTTCATTTCGTCTACATATGTATAGCCGCGCCAGTTCGAGCGTTGGCTGTAGCGTTCCACTAGTAGCATAAACATACGCGCTAACTTGTCTGTCATTGCGCCATGCTCCTGATCAAACTCTCCGTTTCTTGTGTGACTGCGTCCTACTTCTTTCAGATGCTTTTCTTCTTTGTCTTCAACAATGAAATGCTTAAACGGAATAAAGTTCAGCTTCACATAATGCTCTGCTTCCTTGCGCGGGTTCTTTTTACGACCCGGATCTCTCGGAATGTGTTCATATGTGATAACGCGGAATACAAGCCCCTCATCAGGAACATCAACTGGGTTAATCTTACAGTCGATCATCCTGGGCTTGTTTGATACAGGACCATCGTATTCAGCAATAGCTGTTTCGTATGCTTCTGCAGATAAGCGTTTTGCTTTGAATTCTTTTGCCGCTTCTAGAGTTTCAGGTAACCAGAGGTCGTCGTAACATTCCACAACAGCATCGAACTGATGATAATGTGGCTCAGTAAATTCGCTGAACGAACACTTGCTTCTGTGTATTTCTTTTAGCAGTTCTTTGTTATTAAGATACTTATTTCGTGCTGCCATGTTTTCCTTTTTATTATTATTATCGTGCTTTCGTACTATTATACATTCAACGACTTAGGACGTCAAGCTGAAGTGAAAGATAAAACCCATGTTAAAAGTGTGATAAATAAGTGTATTGATAACTAATATTTATAAGGAAGTGATTACCAGTGAGTGATTTTACGACAAAGAAACGAGCACGTTTAGGCCCTACAAGAGCAGCAATGACTGATGTATTGGGCAATAATGACTGTGGTAATCTACTACAGCCGCTATGGCCTACAAAAGGCATGGTATGGCCGTACACACCTAACGTAACATTTGGCGGACAGGCAAACTACAGTTCATATCACTTTACTCACAGCAACTATCAATTTCATAATTTTCAAAACTCTGCACCAGAGTTTCTACAAGTAGCAGGAACATTTACAGCACAAACAAACGAAGAAGCACGATACATGGTAGCTATGATGCGCTTCTTACGTGGTGCAACAATGATGGAATTCGGTATCCCGGCAGCCCAGCGCGGTCTTGCAGGAACTCCGCCACCCGTACTAAGGTTTAATTACTTGGGCGCGCACATGTTTAATAATATACCCGTCGTTGTTAACAACTTCAACTTCACACTAGAGGATAGCGTCGACTATACAGAAGTCCAGTTACCAACAACCAATGGGCTTGGGCTAGGTGGACTTGCTAGTTCGTTTAACGATTTTATCTTCGGCGACAGTATTACGCCTGAAGGAAATAGAACATGGGTTCCTACAAGAATGATGCTAGTTGTTTCATTGCTTGTACAACAGAATACACGCAACGTTCGTGAAAACTTTGACTTAGCTGACTTTAAGCGTGGCGCACTAATTAACAAAGGATTTGTATAATGGCAAAGATTAATAAGACAACTAGTCCGTATTACAAGACTCCGATTAAAGACTTTTATCTCGATATTTGGAAGAAGCGAAACATTCCACCACAAGAAGACGATCAGCTAATAACAATCGAAGCTAAGTATGAGGCACGACCAGACCTACTTGCATCTGACTTATATGGAACACCTCGCCTATGGTGGGTGTTTGCTGTACGTAACATGGATGAGCTTGTCGATCCTATTGAAGACTTAAAAGCAGGCATGCAAATTTTTGCACCAACTAAAGACAGAATTACAGACATAATTTAATGGTTGAAGAAATTCAAAATACAGAAAGCTCTGTACAAGCTGACGTAGGCCAATCTGAGATTGACACGAAGGATGTTAACGAGCAAAAGAAATATAACGTATCTATAGATTACGAGGCAAATATTCTCGATGACTATGATTCGCATACGTATCATTTCCGTTTCTTTATGATGTCGCCCGATGCTATTCGAGGCAGGACATTTGATCCTAAAGCACAGAAAGAACGTATTGTTATAGCAGAGTCCGGAGCAACAACAATCGGCATAGACGACGTATCTATTACTTCGTTCCCGTCGCCGTCTAGGAAACATAAGATGGGCGTGGCAACCCATATGCGATTTACGTTACAGCAACCATTTGGTGCAGACTTAGTTGATAAAATATTTGCCGGAGCAAAACGATTAGGCATCGAAGCAATATCGAAAGTTCCATTTTACTTAGAGCTTTCCTTTAAGGGACGCGAGCCAGATAGAACATTAGGTGGCACAATTTTTCCTGGTGCAGTACAAGATGCATTGCTAGGTGGTGATGATTCTCTAAGTGATATTGTTTGGGTGTGGCCTATTATATTAACTGATATGAATATGACTGTAGACTCCGGTGGATCTATGTATACGTTAACTGCTAAAGCACTTTCTGATATGGCGTATTCAAACCAAGCTGCTGACCTCGAAAAGAAAACAGTAGTAACGGCATCTACAGTGAAAGAGTTTTATGAAGGGTTAGAAAAAGAACTAAACAAAAAAGAAGAAGACAAAGAACAAACGAACAAAACGCAGGCGGTCCGTGACACATATAAATTTTATATTGATAACGAGATTTCCGCGTCAAAAATTGTCCCCGATAATACTAAAGATATTGCAAATAGGGGAGCAGATTATAATCAAGAAATTCCAGAAAAAATGGAATTTCCGTATGAACCGGGTACGTCGATTGATAAAATAACCGAAGACATACTGTCCAATACAGAATATTTTCAAACAAAAGCTCGTGGTGTATCTAATCGTGATGCACCTACCGAAGGCGGCAACACAAGTGCAATTACACAAACAATATATCAACTACTAACAGACACGCAACTAGGAGATTTTGATCCTATAAGAAATGATTACGCTAGGCATTACCGTTACTTAATTGTACCATACGAAATGTCCACAGTAACTTCGCAAGCAAATAGAAATGCAAACGTTAGTTCTCAAACAAGATACGATGCAATACGAAACAAAGGTCGACTAAGAAAATCATATAACTATCTTTACACAGGACTAAACGATCAAGTATTTGATTTTGATATATCATTAAATTTCAGTTGGTATGCAGCAGAACAATTTATGAATGGCTTAACGTCCAACGCACAAGCCGAGCCGACTGGCAAAGAAGCAGACGTTGATGTCGACGAAAAGACAGACTCAAAGTCATTGTCAGAACAATTTGGATTAGACCCCGATAGCGGATTGGGCGAATTTGTTGATGACACATCTGAGTTTATACAAACCGAAGGAGTAGAAGGAGTCATAGAAGGAATTGCAACAGGTGACTTCGATCAGCTAACAGGATCGACCTCGGAATTCTTAGCAGAGAATGTAGCAAAGGGTGTACGTATAGCTGGCGGCAAAATTCCGTTCCTTGCACAAGATCAATTACAGGAGCGCGAACAACTTGTAGAGGATGAAGTCGGCGATGAAGATAATGCCAACCCAATGAAAGCTATGCAGACTTTCTTAGAATCGACTCCCGGAGTACAGAATCGAGTAAGCGGAGGATATGCAGAGAATCCGGGAAAAATTATGCTCGCACAATTCTTCGATCAAGCAGCAGGCCCTCCATCGAGAGACTTGCTAAATATTAGCCTACGTGTTAAGGGAGATCCGTTCTGGTTGTCACCTGCAGCGATAGGAAGGAACGACACATTTAGAACAATGTTTGATGAAGCATTAGCAAAGTACAATGTCCAAATCAATCACGAAGATCCCGACGGTGGTGTAACAGGAATTGAAACCCCTACAAACGTAGAAGTAACAAGTGCTGATCCTACACAAGCGCAGCAATACTTTTTGTTTAGAAACTTTACTCCACAGGAAGCAAGTGCAGAAAGTGGTGTGACACCGGGCTTCACTGGGAATAATGCACTTAACGGTGTGTATGGTGTAAGGGTTGTAGAACATAGTTTCTCAGGCGGACAATTTACACAACAAATAGATGCAGTACGCGACACACAAATTGCAATCTCAGATTTAAACCTGGGAATAGGAGTTGCTGATAACAGAGGTTTGTTCGAGCAATGGGCTGACCAAGACATTATACCAGAAACTATTATAGATGCGCCTATAGATGCACCGCGGAAATTTCCATGGGAAGATCAGGGCGGTTCACAGTATGATGGCACAAGCGGCGACAGCGGACCACGGAATGCTTAATAATGGCTAATATTAAAAGAACATCAGTAGCAGATAGAGAATTTAAACACACAGGAAGAGTTGTGCGTTATGAAGGAACTTATCTTGCTTACGTAAAAGATAACTCCGATGCTCAACGCATGGGGCGTCTAAAAGTGTGGATTCCAGAATTTGGTAGTTTAGCAGACGACAAAGGTGGCTGGGTAACTGTATCGTACGTAACTCCATTCGGCGGGGCAACAGACCCTACCATCATCGGAAATAATCATATACCTGCCGACCAAACCCAAACAAGCTACGGCTTCTGGGCAATACCACCCGACCTCGAAAACCAAGTAGTCGTAACATTTATCAACGGTGACCCATCCCGTGGTGTATGGCTTGGTTGTTTGTATCAGCAATTTATGAATCATATGGTACCTGGTCATGCAGGAGGCACAAGCTACCAGCACCCAGATAAAACTGTTCCTGTGTCTGAATTTAATAAGAAGACACCGGAAAGTATACGCAATGACATTACTCGTCCAGAGCTAACATCGTCTAGCGAAGGTATTTCGATACAAGGTTTAATTGATGATGGTGTTCGTGGAGTAGCAACAGCAAGTGCAAGACGAGAGGCACCGTCGTGTGTGTTCGGCATATCAACACCGGGGCCTTCCGTGCCCGCTCCTTCATCAGAGACACCGCCAGATGTTATTCCCGGTGTAGCAACGACAGCATCATTACCCGGCGACCTCGGACCTAACATACCATCGAGCATACCGGATCCTACAGCGTTTGCAGGTGCAGTACCGGACGTTGGAGCAAAGATTGGCCAAGCACTAGCAGGTGTTCAGTCTGCAATAGGTTCGATAACGCTTCCGCCAATTAGTGCAGGAGGTGGGCTTCCTAGTTTACCTTCATTGCCTACGCCACCAGCACTACCAACCATACCAACTGTAGCTGTACCCGGTGAGGGTATAGAGCTTCCTAGTGCTGCTGATCTTCCTACAGTAGAAGCACCGGAAATTCCTACTGAGGTTGCTGCTGGACAACAGAATGAGACAGCAGGCGGTACGACTGCAAGTACAGCAAGCCAACGCAGAAAAGGCGGATGGCAAATGTATTTCGATGACAAAGAGAGTAGTGAACATATGCGCATACGTTCGCGCAATGGCTCACAGCTACTCATCGACGACACCAACGGTCTTATATACGCTATTAACAGAGCCGGCACAAGCTGGATACAAATGGACGCCGAAGGCAACTTCGATATATTTGCAGCACAGTCTGTAAGCGTTCGTTCGCATCGCGACATTAACTTGCGCGCGGATCGAGATGTTAATATCGAAGCAGGACGTAACATAAGAATGAAAGCAACTAACGACTTCATAGGAAGCACAGACGGTAGTATTGGTGCAGAGGATGAGGGCGATGGTGGTGGTAACATTCGTATCGAAGCATTGAAAGACATGCAAACGATTGTCAAGAACAACCACGCAACACAAGTTACAGAAGGTAGCATGTCAACTCTTATCTCAACAGGTAGTCGCGCTGCTACAATCGAAGGCTCCGATCAAGTAGACATAACAGGCAGTTACTTACTGCAAGCAGACGTTGACGGCGGATTAAATATTGGCGGTAACTTAGTATTGAGTGCAGGTGCTTTCGGAGTAGGTTCAGGAAATGCTAATTTAGATCTTGGCGGCAGTCTAGCTGTTGCTGGTGATCTTATTGCTGGTGGCGAAGGCTTTGCTTCTGACTTCAAATCTCCTAACAACGGACTTGAAGGACACGAACATACATATGACTCACCTGTACACAAAGGACCTCCAGCCCAAACGTCTAAACATGAAGGCGGTGGTGGTAGTGGTAGTGCTAGTGGTCCAACAGCGGGAGAAGCTACTGCGGTAGAAGCGTTTGATCCTCTTGCTACAACTACAAAGACGAATGTCCTTGCAACGTTTGGTGATGCCAATAATTTTGAACGTGATACGGGAGAAGCGTTAACAGTGGTAGGACGATTCCTAACTTACGAACCTTGCCCAGAGCATATTAACAAAGGTAGTACAAGTACTGACAGTACTTAATTGCGACTCGGGAAGTAAACTTCATCCATCTCAGCAAACGGATCGTCTTTAAGCATTTCTTTCTCTTCTCGAGCATCAGGAAACTGTAGCTTGACAAGCATCTCAGCTTTCTTAGTCTTCAACTCAATAATGTATGCCTCAGCCCACATTAAGTTATTGAAGTCATTTTCTGTAGCCCAATAGTCTGTCTTCTTTGTAATAGAAGCACCGGCTGTCTTCCCCGCCCATTTACGTATAAGAGTTCGCTTCGTTTCATTTTCAAATGGAACTACGTATCTCATCGTGTCGTTATCCCGCTCTTAAGTTTAAGTCCTGCAAGGAATAGAATCTTCTTTAACTCTTCCGAACCCTCAGCGAACACTTCTACTTTAAAGATGTGCCCACTTCTTGTTTGAAAGTGTTTATAAGTAAACGTTTTATCTTCAACCTGTGCATCAAACAATTGCTCTGCAATGTTCGCGGCAAACTTGTGGTCTTCGATTTGAAACGAATATATAGGATTATGATCCAGTGCCACGGACTTTGTCAAGCATTGCTTTCACTTCAACTAAGGCGTCTGCTGCTTTAGGTGAATGAATGCACTCCAACACATATCGCTTAGAAACGTAATCGTACAGTCCAAACTCATAGAGCTTGTTATTACGATTGTGCGACATAGGATAGAACCGACGATTCTTAATCTTCCCGTTAAGCTTGTAAGCCTGATCGCTTAACTCACCAAACTTAACACTCATTTCCGATTTCGTCATTCTTTGCTTTGCCATTTTATTGTTACCTTTCTGCTGAATGAACTATAATTATAATGTCTATAGCTCAGTTATACAAGTGGGACATTTCCACTATTATTTCCGTTTAACAATACCGATTGCGAATATTGCAGCCTTCACATAGTCACCAGTGACATAGGCATGCATCGGTCCGCTTACGTATGAAACGAACGTAGCATATGTATCTGGCTTCTCATGCTTAACAGCACCACGCATCCACTCCAACACACTGTAATCATGTTCGACGTTATCTAACGGATGAAAGTCATCAACGTCAGCAAACTCGCCCAT